CGACATGGGATTTAATGATGTGGATTTTAATGATCCCAAAGCGTTAAGCATCGCTGAGAAATTAAAAGCTGAAGGATTTCATCCCGATCAAGCGTATTATGCCGCGGCGTTGTATAATAAAAGCAACCAAGCAAATCGTTTAGGTGCTCCATTGCCACAAGCATGGAACGGATTTGGTACCAGTGAGTATGGCAAAACAGGAATGGATTATAACAACGCATATAATGCGTTTGGTAAAGTAGTTGACCATCCTAAAAATCAAGAATTTAATTCGTTGATTGATACGACTCACGCAAACCCAATCATACCAAATGCGCCTAAACAACAGAATCAAAACCAAATGCCTCAAGTAGACATGTTGGGAAATGCGACTGGATTACCAGCACAAGATACTGGATCATCTTTATTTAAAAAAGGTGGCTCAGTAAAACCAAAACAATTTCGTGACATGAGCAAGTTGCTCATTCAAAAACATTTGGAAAAATAATTAATGGCACGCTCACCAAAACTTCCCATCCAAGCTGGAGCCAACCTAGCATCACTCGATCATGACGAGGATATTGAACAAGGTATGGCTAACGAGGACGAGATTGACTCGTATGAAGAAGCTGTTGGCTTGGAAGATGATGATAACCTTGAGAGTGATGTTATTGAACTCGATGATGGTTCTGTTATTGTTAATTACAAACCAACACAAGGTCCTCTCAAAGACCCAGAATTTTATGCTAACTTAGCAGAAGAGTTTGAAGAAGATATCCTAGAAGATCTAGCGTTTGAGTTTTTAGATCTGATTGAAGTTGATCGTGAAGCTCGTAAAGAGCGTGACAAGCAATACGAAGACGGCCTGCGCCGTACTGGTTTAGGTAAGGACGCACCTGGAGGCGCAACCTTTGATGGAGCTTCTAAAGTCGTTCACCCTGTTATGGCAGAGTCATGTGTTGACTTTGCTGCGTCAGCCGCTCGTGAATTATTGCCACCAGAAGGTATTGTAAAAGCCAATATCCGTGGCGAAGATAACGACAAGCGTTCTGAAGTGGCTGATCGTAAAACCAACTTCATGAACTGGCAGTTAACTGAGCAGATTCAAGAGTACCGTGATGAAATGGAGCAGATGCTCACTCAGTTGCCATTGGGTGGTTCACAGTATTTGAAGTGGCGTTACGACTACGAACAAAAACGTCCGATGACAGAGTGGGTTCCGATTGACAACATTTTGTTGCCATACGCTACAACCAACTTCTACACGTCTGCTCGTGTTACTGAAGTTCAAGATATTACTGAAGATATTTTCCGTCAGCGTGTAGAACAAGGTATCTACCGTGACTTGGATACAGCATACATCGCTGAAATTGATTTGGATGAAGAAACAAGATCCAAACAAGCCAACGATAAAATCGAAGGCATTGAAAGACCATCTAAAAACGTGGACGGGGTACGCCGCGTTTATGAAATTACCTGCTTTTTACGCCTTGATGATGATCCAGAAACCGAAGGTAAACGTGCTCCATACATTTTAACGATCGATGACTCTACTTCTAGAGTCCTTGCGCTTTACAGAAACTGGGCATACGGCGATGAAAAACTCACAAAATTGGATTGGTATGTTGAATTCAAATTCATACCTTGGCGTGGCGCTTATGCTATTGGTCTCCCCCATCTTATTGGTGGGCTCTCTGCTGCTCTTACTGGTTCTTTACGGGCTTTGCTTGACGCTGCTCATATCAACAACAGCCAGACAATGCTTAAGCTCAAGGGTGGACGCATTGGTGGCCAAAGTGACAGAATTGAACCCACTCAAGTAATTGAAATTGAGGGCGCTCCTGGCGTCGATGATGTACGCAAGTTGGCAATGCCTTTGCCATTTAACCAGCCATCTTCTGTTTTGATGTCCTTGCTCGGTTGGTTAACCGATGCTGCTAAGGGTGTTGTAACTACTTCTGAAGAAAAAATTGGTGATGTTAATGCAAACGCACCAGTTGGTACAACCCAAGCATTAATTGAGCAAGGCGCTAAGGTATTTTCTAGCATTCATGCACGCTTACACCGCTCACAAGCCAAATCATTGGCAATTCTTTCCCGTATCAACCACTGGTACTTGGAAGAAATGGACAATGAGTCTGGCGAAGAGATTGAAATTCGTGACTTTGCCAACAATAATGACATCCGTCCCGTTTCAGATCCGCATATTTTCTCTGAAACACAGCGTTTGGCTCAAGCACAAGCGATTTTACAGCTGGCAAACAGCGCACCACAGCTTTATGACTTGCGTCAAGCCCATTTGCGTGTGTTAAAACAGCTCAAAATCCCGAATGTTCAAGAAATTTTGCCTAATCCAGATGGTATTAAGGAATCTAACCCAGCGTTAGAGAACGTTTCGATGGTTATGGGTCGTATGGCAGCCGCTTTCCCCGACCAAGACCACTTGGCACACATCAAAGTGCACTTAATGTTCGCTTTGGATCCAAATTATGGTGGCAGTCCAATCATTGGTGCGCAATTTGCTCCACATTTACTCGAGCATATCAAGCAACACATGACATTGCACTACTTGCAGTCCATGCGTAACCATGTTGCAGAGGTTGCTGGTGGTGAAGACATCCTTAAACTTAATGAAGAGCGTCCATTGGATCAAGCCAGTGAGCAAGTGCTTGGATTGGCAGCACAATTGGTGGCTCAAGACAGTGCAAGAGACTTCCAGTCGTTCATGCCAGTCATTCAGAAGTTAGCACAACAAGTTCAGCAGATGCAACAGCAACAAATTGAGAAACAAGCGTTGGCTGACCCAACTGCACAAGTACTCATGAAGACTCAGATGGCTGAGACTCAGCGTAAAGCGCAAGAAGCTCAAATGCAGATGCAGTTTGACAACCAAAAACAAGCGCAAGAGTATCAGATCAAGATTGCTGAATTGCAACAGCGTGTTCAAGAGTTGCAAACCAAGTACACAACACAGAGCAACATTGATAGCCAGCGTAATGCAACCGATATTGCCATGGCAAACATCAACAACGCTGCTAAAGAGCGTGTTGCAATGATTACAGCCCAAGCGCAGATGAGCCAGCAACAAGTAGCCCTTGATGCTGAGCAAAATCAATCCGCTATGGAAGCAATCAACGCAGCTAATACTGATATTCGCCAACATGGTTTGGCAGTTCAACAGCAAGCGTTTGATCAGCAAGCTCAAATGGTTCAGCAACAAATCGAAGCACAGCAAGCCCAGCAACAACATCAGCAACAGTTACAACAAGCAGCTGAACAGCACGCCCAAGGCTTGCAACAAGCTGACCAACAGCATCAACAACAGATGGCTCAGATGCAACAGCAACAAGAGCTACAACAACAACCACAACAACCCTCTGAGGAACAATAATGGCAAAAGATCAATTAGGTTTTCGTCACACCTATAAGCAAACTGGTACTGTAAGTGCCAGCGCTGGTGGTGACACATCCGTAACAGACATCGATCCAGGTGCAGCGGGTTCTCATCGTGATAACAATTGGAAGATTGGCGCTAAGCAAGCTAAGATGGCTAAGCCTTCCAAAGTTGGTCCAGATAAGAACCTCAACGAAATCGGTGGCGGTAACTTTTATTAATGTTTGGGGCGGAATTTTTCGCCTTTATGCATAAGTAGTAATATGAGGGACTTAATTTCAGAATTTATAAGCCGCTTGAAAGAAGCGGATAGAGATACAACCGAAGTCCTAGCTTCCGGTTCCAATATCCACAACTTTGATTCCTATCAAAGAGTGTTGGGTACTCGAGATGGTTTAAAGCAAGCCATGTCGATCCTAGAAGCCCTCTTAACCGAGGACGATGAACAAGAGTAAGCCGTAAAGGCTTTTAAGGAGTATTGCCGTATGGCAATTGATTTTAATATGAAGGACGAACCAGACCTTCGTTCGGAAGAAGAGTGTTTTCCGAATGTAGATCCAGGCGTCGAAGTGGCTGGAGATCGAGTATTGGTGCAGTTACGCCGAGAAAAGACGACTAGCAAAGGTGGAATCATCTT